CGACGTCATCGTCCCCGAGCAGTGGACTGCACCATTTCTGCTCGCATCTCCCGAGCTGACCGCGTTTTTCCAGTCGGGTATCGTCGCCCACGACGACGTGATCGCCGCGCTCGCGATGGGCGAGGGTTCAACGTTCCACCTGCGTCACCTGAACGACCTGGTGAACGACGCCGAGAACATTTCGAGCGACGACAACACGCAGAAAAGCACCCCCGACAAGGCCAGCGGCGGTCAGCAAATTGCCGTCAAGCTGATGCGCAACAAGTCGTGGTCCAGCATGGACTTGGTTGCGGCCCTGACGAACCCCGATCCGGTGTCCGTCATCCGCTCCCGCGTGGCCAAGTACTGGGCGCACCGCTTCCAGGCAGCTACGATCGCCATCGCCAACGGCATCCTGGCTGCGAACGTGGCGCAGAACGGCGGCGACATGTTGTACGACGGCTCGGCCGGCGCAATCAGCGGCACTGCGATTCTCAACGCCAAGGCGACCCTGGGCGATGCCGCGGCGAGCCTGACCTCCATCGCGATGCACTCGACGCAGTACACCGAGCTGCAGAAGCAAAACCTGATCGTGTATCTGCGCGATGGCTCGGCCGATGTGCATTTCCCGACGTATCTCGGCTATCGCGTCGTGGTGGACGACGGCATGCCGGTCGATACCAGCGGCGCGGACCCCATTTACACGTCTGCGTTGTTCGGTGCCGGCGTGTTCCGCATGGGTCTGGGCCAGGACAAGGTGCCCGCCGAGGTGTGGCGTGATCCGGCTTCGGGCAACGGCGGCGGCGAGGAAGTGTTCTTCTCGCGTCAGCAGTTCGTTATCCACCCGGCCGGCTTCTCGTACTCGGCCGCGAGCCCGGATGCCGGCGGTGCCGGTTTCAACACGTCAAACACCACGCTCGCCGCCGCAGGGAGCTGGTCGCGCGTGTTCCAGCGCAAGCAGATTCCGCTGGCGTTTTTGAAGTCGAAGTAAGCGGCAACAGTACCAATTCAAGGGGCGGCGCAAGTCGCCCCTTTCTCATTCATAGGTGACGCATGCAACTGATCGACCTCGTTCGCGCGACGTGCTGGAAAGAAAAGCCCGCGCAAACTGTGACCGTTCCGGCTCCGGCGCCGCCCAAGAAGCCCGCGCAGCAGACGCAAGAGCAGCAGCACGAGGCTGCCGAGCGCCGCACGCTGGCGCTCAACAAGAAGGGCGCGTAACGTGGCGCTGGTGGTGGAGGACGGCAGCGGCCTGCCGAACGCTGAGGCATATATCAGCGCGGCCGACGCCGACGTGTACTTCGCTGCGCGAAACAATGCCGCGTGGGCGGCCATCCCCGACCAGGCGACCAAAGAGGCGTATTTGCGCCAGGGTTGCGAGTGGATGGAGGCGCGTTACCGCTGGCAGGGCGTACGCGCCACAGCCATAACGTGCGGCTCATTCTGGGAGCCCACGACCTCAACCACGCCGCAGGCGCTTTCCTGGCCGCGAAAGCGCGTCATCATCGACGGCGTGCTGCTACCGTACACCGCTGTACCGCTGGCAATCATTCGCGCGAATGCGGAGCTGGCTTTGCGCGCATCAACCGGCGAGCTTGCGCCGGATGAAACAGCGCAGATTTTGCGCGAGACCATCGGCCCGATCACGACTGAATACCAGCCTGGCCACCGCCAGGCGCCGTTCTTCGCGCAAGTTGAAGCGATGGTCGCGCCCTACACGGTCGGCGGCAGTGGTTGCGCGGTGATTCGCGCATGAGCGAGGCTCCGTTCGCGTACGCGCACACGGCAGCTTCAGCGACCCGCATGCTGCAGCGCTACGGCGCGCCGTGCACCATCAAACACACAAACCCGGGCGTATACGATCCGTCCAGCGGAATGGCAGCGGTGAACGTCACCAACGCGCAAAGCTACTGCGCCGTATTTGCGATGCCACAAAGGTATATCAACGGCACGCTCGTCCTGCAGGGCGATCAGCAAGCGTATTGCGCGGCCGGCGCGGTCATCCGGCAGGGCGACACGCTCAACTGTCGCGACTCGTTGACGGGCGAGTACCGTGACTTTCAAGTCATCGACGTGAAGCCTGTAAGCCCCGCCGGCGTGCCGGTGCTGTTCGTGGCGCACATTCGTGGCTAGCACGGGCGAGTCCTTCGCGCTGTCGTTGCACGCCTTCGCAAAGAAGGCGCCCGAGCAAGCGCGCAATGTCGTGCGCAAGGTGTCCATTGACCTGCTGTCCGCGACGGTGCTTCGAACGCCGGTGGGCAATCCAGAGCTGTGGGCGGTGAACCGCATTGCGCGCAACTACAACGCTCAGGTTGCCGACCAGAACGCAAATCTGCGGCTCGATCCGGCCAATCTGACGAAAGGCGGCCGATTGAAGCCTGGCCGCAAGCTGGACGATGGCATGGATATCGTGGCGCCGAAGGGCTATGTGGGCGGGCGCCTGCGTGCCAACTGGTTTGTGTCGCTGATAGCGCCTACCGAGATAACGACCGACACCACCGACGCAAACGGATCGCAGACCATTGCGAACGGCACGGAGGTGATCGGCCAGGGCGGAAACGACGGCGACATCTTCATAACAAACAGCCTCCCGTACGCGATTCCTATTGAGTATGGGCACAGCGGCGTGCAGGCGCCGGAAGGAATGGTGCGCGTGACCGTGGCCGAATTTCAGCAGTACGTACAAGACGCGGTCGCATCGCTCAATGAGTAATCAAGCCATCAGGCAATTGCTGGACTCGCGCTTGCAGACCTGGGCGCAAGCTCAGCAGCCGGCGCTCGCTGGCGCTTGGGAGAACGTGCCATTCACACCCACGCCCGGCGCCCCTTACCTGCGCCCATTCCTGCTTCCGGCGCGCACGGTCGCGGCCGACCTCTCCGGCGTGCTCAGCACTTGGCGCGGCGTGTACCAGGTGGACGTCGTCACCCCTATAAACGCCGGTCCAGGTGCTGCCGATGCCATCGCCGACCAGCTTGCGGCCCTATTTCCCGCGTTCCTGCGTCTAACTGGTGGCGACGTTGTGCTCCAGATCATGTCGCCGGCATCGGCCGCCAAGGGCGTGCAGGACGCCAACGGTTACACCGTACCGGTGTCGTTCCAGTACCGCGCCGATTCGATCACTTAAACCGCCCACACGGGCACAACAGAGGTAAGTCAACATGGGCGTATCCGTACCCAATGGCGCGACTGTATCCATCGCAAACGGCTACAGCGCTTCCGTCAACGTCACAGCCATCTCGAATGCCAAGCCGGCGGTGGCCACCGCGGCCGGCCATACCTTCACTGAAGGTCAGTTCGTCGAGATTACTTCGGGGTGGGCTGCTCTGAGCAACAAGATCGTGCGCGTGGGTGCCGTCACGGCGACCACCTTCGAGCTCGAAGACTACGACACCACGTTGCTGACCAAGTACCCGGCGGGCAATGGTGGCGGTTCCGCGCGCAGCATTTCGGGCTGGACCCCCATTTCCCAGATCATCAACACCACGTCGAGCGGCGGTGATCAGCAGTTCCTGAACTACCAGTTCCTGGAGTCGTCGAGCGAATCGCGCATACCGACGATCAAAAACGCCGCCGGTCTGGCACTCAACATCGCCGACGACACCACGCAGGCCGGCTATGCGCTATGCGATACGGCCGATTCCGACCGCCTGCCGCGCGCCATCAAGATCGACCTTCCGAGTGGCGCGCACATCCTATACGACACCTATGTGTCCTTGAACAAGACGCCCACGTTGACCATCAACCAGCTGATGGCGCTCCAGGTCACGCTGTCGTTCTTGAACGAGCCGGTGCGTTACGCGTCGTAATCGCCGCGCCAGGTGACTTTCCCCGCAAGGCCCGGTCGCTCCGGGCCTTTCTTTTTCCGATTTAGGGACAACCCGATGGCAAAGCTGAACCTGAAACCCGACCCGACCTTCAATGGCAAAGTGAAGATTCCTGTTGCGGGCAAAGAGCCCGCCGAGGTGATGTTCACGTTCAAGCACCGCTCCCGCGAAGACGTGCTCGCGTGGCTGCAAGAAGCGCGGCAGCGCAGCGATACTGACACCGTGATGGACATGGTTGCCGGCTGGGAATTGGATGACGAGTTCAATCGCGACAACGTCGACCTGTTGTGCTCGAATTACGCCGGCGCCGGTCGCGCCATCATCGAGAAGTACCTGGCCGAGCTGCGCGGAGAGCGCGAAAAAAACTAATCAGCGTCGCCAGGGCGATCTACGAGCGCGGACCCACCGAGGCGGAACTCTCCGCTCTCGGGTTCCGGCCTGAAGATTTCGCGAATGCGGTAGATGTGTGGCCTGACAACCTGCAGGCCGCCAACGTGTTCATAGCAATGGCGACGCAATGGCGCGTCGGATTTGGCGGCGCGGTAGGGCTGGATTACAACGTGTTGCCATCGGTCTTTCGCCTTGTCGGCGTGCCGCGTGCGCAGTGGTCTGACACATTTGAGTGCATTCGCGTGATGGAAGGCGAGGCGCTCAAAGTCATGGGTGAGCAGAGCAATGACTGATATCGCGTCGCTTGGCATACAAGTCACAACGGACGGCGTGCAGCAGGCGCAAACCGACCTCGACAAGCTTGCGGCGACCGGCGACAAGGCCGCGGCATCAACGGACAAGCTGCGCGAATCTTCGCAAAAATCGGCGCAGACGCTGCGTGACACGTCCGCGCTAAAGGCTCAACAGGACGCACTGGCAAAGCTTATTGGCCAGATCGACCCCACCGTGGCAGCGTTCGCAAAGCTGGATCAGCAGCAGGCGAAGCTTGCTGCATTCAGAGCCGCGGGCGCGATCAGCGCCGACGATTTCAAAGCGTACAGTGCGGCGATCGACACGGCGCGCGCGTCGGTCGGTAGCGCCGCCGGCGCCGTTGAAAAGTTCACGCTGAACAATGCGGCAGCTCGCCGCGAGCTTGGTTATCTCGTCAAGGATATGGCGACAGGCCAATGGGGCAGGTTCGACCAGAGCTTGGCGACGCTCGTTACGCGTAGCGGTTTGCTGCAAGTTGCCTTCAGCGCGACGGGTGTCGCGATCGCCGGCCTGGTGGCCGAGGGCCTGATATTCGTCACCGCCGCAAATGAAGCGGCGAGCGCGCAAAACAAATTCAATCAGGCACTCGCGAAGACCGGCGACTATGCCGGTGTATCGACGCAGGGGCTTTCGAAGCTTGCTTCGCAGGTCGCCGGCGCAAGCGGCAACCTGACCCTCGCAAACGAGATACTGACGGCCCTTGCAGCGAATGGAAAGGTGACGAGTACATCGCTGCTCGCGCTTGGCCAGGCGGCTTACGACATGGCGCAGCTGACCGGCGAGAACGCTGACAAGGCGGCGGCATCCGTTGCGCAGATGTTCGACGGCACGGCCAAGAGCGCGGAAAAGGCGAACGATCAGTACCATTTTTTGACGCTGGAGATTTACGACCAGATCGCTGCGCTGGAAAAGCAGGGCGACACGCAAAAGGCTGTCGAGGTGGCCGCTACGGCCTTTCATGACGCGATTTCGCCGCGGCTTGACCAGATGAACAGCCAGGTTACCGGCATTGCCGCGTCGTGGGACAAGGTCAAAGCGGCGTTTAGTGGGTTCTGGGAGCAGTTCAAAACGGGCGCATCGCTGATCAGCGGCACGGCCGACTTGCAGAGTCAGATTTACTCCCTGCAGGGACAGAAGGATGCGGCGCAAAATCACGACTACAGCACCGTAGGAAAGATCCGCAACATGTTCTTCGGATCGTCGCTTGTCGATCGATTCGATAGCTCCTTCGCTCAGTGGTCGCCTGACGACGAGAGAAAGCTGCAGGACCTGCAGGCGCAGCTTTCGAAGAAGATGCAGGATGCGGATGCCGCCGCGCAGTCGCAGCAAGTTCAGGATGCCGGCATCGCTGGCCAAGCCGCCCTTAATGGCTATCTAAAGAAGTACGAAAGCACGGAGCAGCAGCGACAGGATCAGATCGTAGCGATCCACAACGCGGCGAACAAAGCCATCGCCGCCGCGCTGGCCAAGGGCGACCAGGCACTGGCCGATCAGATCATGCAGCAGGAAGCCACCGCGGACGCGGAGGCGCGCGCGTCATGGGCCAAGAAGGGTCGCAAGATCGATCCAATGGCTCAGCTCACTGGGCTGACGGACAAGGCCATTACGCAGGACTTGATGCCGAATGATGCGAGTTCGGTGCAAAACAAGTTGCTCGATGAGCAGGTCAAGAAGCTGCAGGCGATCGCGGACGCCGGCGCTAAGGCTATCGAAAAGGGCGCAAGCCTCGCTCAAGTGCAGGCAGAAGTTGCAAAGGGCGTAGCGGCGACGAACGACTATTACGCCAAGCAGGCGGATATTCTGCAGCAAAAGGATATCGCTGCCATGGCCGCCTACCAAGCGGCGCTCGACAAGCAAAACGACGCGCTACAACGAAACGTCGATGCGCAAGTCATGCAAGTGAGCCTCGGCGACAAAGAGTATCAGCGTCAGCAACAGATCAATCAAATTTACCTTCAGAACGCCGATGCAGTAACGAAGCTCCAGGCGCAGCGCAGTGCGCCCGGCGCGGACACGAACCTCATTGACCAGCAGATTGCCGCGCAACAGGCAAACATGGCGAAGCAAGTCGCCATCGTGAAAAACGGGTATGCGCAGATCGATGCGGCGCAGGGCGAGTGGGAGAACGGCGCCAAAAAGGCTTTTGCAAATTTCATTGACCAAGGCCAGAACGTCGCGGGACTCACAGAGAGTTTTTTTACGAGCGCGTTCAACACCATGACTAACGCGATAAGCAATTTCGCCACAACAGGTAAGCTCAACTTCAAGAGCTTGTTTTCGTCGATCTTGGGTGACCTGGCGCAAATGGAGGCGCGCGTTGCCGAGTCGCAGATTTTGTCCAGCATCTTGAGCGCGTTTGGCGGTGGCGGCAGCGGATCGGTTGGAACGGTTGGCGAGGGCTTTAACTCCTATCAGGTGAACCTCCCAGCCACTGCCAACGCGAAAGGTGGCGTGTACGACTCGCCGAGCTTGTCTGCGTTCTCGGGCCAGATCGTGGACAAGCCTACGATGTTCGCGTTTGCCAACGGCGCGGGCCTAATGGGCGAGGCTGGCCCCGAAGCAATCCTCCCTCTGTCGCGCGGTGGCGATGGTCGGCTTGGCGTTCGCGCAGGCGGCGGTGGCGGCGGCATCAGTATTTCGCAATCTTTCTCTTTCGACAGCAGCGGAAGCGGCTCCGGCAACACGACATCGAACGGAAGCAATGCAGACACGGCGCGCCAGCTAGGCGACAAGATGAAAGAGATTTCCCGCAACGCAATCGCTGCTGAAATGCGGCCGGGTGGCTTGATTTGGAGGATGCAGAATGGCAGCTGACCAGTTCACATGGCCAATCGCGACGCAGCCCACCGGAACGGAGACGGCCGCCCTTAAAAAGGCGCAGTTCGGTGACGGTTACAAGCAGGTTGCGCAAGACGGCATCAACAACGTTTCGGGCAGTTGGCCAATTACGGTAAGCGGACCTTCCGCAACCGTAATTGCTGCCCTGAATTTTCTGCGCGCACAAGCCGGCGCGTCGTTCCTGTGGACGCCTCCGAAGAGTGCACAAGGGCGATTTAACTGCGCGCAATGGTCGCTGCAGCCGATGGGTGGCGACGCATACATCCTCACCGCAACGTTTGAGCAGGCATTTGCGCCATGACGGTATATGCGGACGTCCAAAAGCTCGAGCCCGGCGCGATGGTCGAGCTGTTCGACACGGATATGCGCCCTATCACCGGCGGCGGCGCCGGCGACGTGCTTCACTACCACGGGTACACGCAGGTTGGTTCGATATGGTGGCAGGGCACGGAGTACAAGCCATGGCCAATTGATGCTGAGGGCTTCGTGCTTTCAACCGACCAGCCGCCCGTGCCCAAGTTGAGCTTCGGCAACGTGGACGGCTCGATCACCGCGTTGTGCCTTGCCTACCAGGGCTTGGCCGGTGCGATCGTCAAGCGGCATCGAACCTTCGGCCGATATTTGGATGCGGCCAACTTCCCGGACGGCAATCCCACTGCAGACCCCACGCAGGAATTCCCGCCCGACATCTGGTTTATCGAGCGCAAGGCGAGTGAAACGAAAGAGGTGGTGCAGTTCGAGCTGTCGTCGGCGCTAGACTTCGGCCAGCAGCAACTGCCGGCTGGGCTGATCGTCGCCAATTCTTGCCGGTGGCTCGCTCGCGGCGGCTACCGAGGGCCTTATTGTGGGTACACCGGAGGCCCTGTCGCCAAAGCCGACGACACGCCCACGACTGACCCGGCGCTGGATGCGTGCGGCGGCCGGCTGTCGTCGTGCAAGCTGCGGTTCGGGGAGAACAACCAGCTGCCTTACGGCGGCTTTCCGGCGGCGAACTTGCTCGCATGACCGCGCCCGAGACTCTCGCCGCGGTTCACATGCATGCGCTGGCCGATTACCCGCGCGAGGCGTGCGGTCTGGTGGTAATCGTTAAGGGACGCGAGCGCTATTGGCCCTGCCGCAACAACGCGGTAACGCCGAGCGAGCATTTCGTGCTCGATCCGGAGGATTACGCAGCCGCTGAGGATGCGGGTGAGATTGTCGCGATCGTGCACAGCCATCCCGATGTGCCATCGCGGCCGAGCGAGGGCGATCGCGTCGGGTGTGAAGCGTCTGGCGTGCCATGGCTGATCGTCTCCGTGATGCCCGGGCCGATCATCGCCGAGCAAACGCAGATCGCTCCCAGCGGCTACCAGGCGCCGCTGGTCGGGCGGAGCTTCCACCACGGCATCCTCGATTGCTGGTCGCTGTGTCGCGATTGGTACGCGCTGGAAATGGGTGTGCAGCTACCAAACCCAGTGCGGCCGGACAACTGGTGGGACGATGGCCAGTCGGACCTGTACAACGTCGAGGCACTTCGAGCAGTTGGATTCGTGGCTGTGTCGCTCGCCGATATCCACCGCGGCGACCTGGTCTTGATGCAGATTCGAAGCCGCAACCTCGTTCCGAATCACGCCGGTATCTACCTTGGCGACGGATTGATGCTGCACCATATGCACGGAAGGTTGTCAAGCCGCGACGTCTTCGGCGGTTACTGGCTTGAAAACACGCGTGCAGTCATGCGATACACTGGGGTGACAGAGAAGTAGGGGGGGGGATTTATGCGAAAGGGACTGTGCTTCGCTCCGGCGCTTGCTGCCGCACTGCTTGCCGCTTGCTCCACGTCGCCCGTATCGGAATTGAACGCGAGGCCGGCTCAGCCTGACCACGTGTTTGCGTACCAGACCGCAAGCGGGGCGCACGGCGACATCACCATCACGCGCGACTCCGGGATGATGGGCGCGGGATGCCTGCTATCGGTGTTCGTGAATGGCACGGAGGCAGCGAAGCTCGGCACGTCCGAAAAGGTGACGCTGCAACTCGCGCCTGGCCGCTGGAATCTCGGCACCGGCTACACGTCGACAATCTGCGGCGGCGCGAGCAGCCGGCGCGCGGTGCAAGTCGTCGTCGAAGCCGGTGACCATTTGCACTACCGACTGGCCACGACGCAAGACGATTTGAGCATCGTCGCAACCGATTAACAGAAACAATAGCTGATCCAACGAGCCCGCCATGTGCGGGCTTTTTTTATTGCCCGGATTCGACCATGACTCAACTCCGCACGATCAGGCTGTATGGGCAGCTTGGCGCTAAGTTTGGACGCGTCTACCGGTTCGCACTCGACTCCAACACGCCTGCCGAAGCAATGGCCGCGCTGCGCGCCCAGGTGCCAGGATTGACGGCGTATCTCGCGAATGCAAAGAGCCAGGGCGTCACTTTCGCGGTGTTCGCCGGCAAGCGCAACCTCACCGCGGAGCAGCTGAGCGAGCCGAGCGGAAGCGATGACATTCGCATCGCGCCCGTACTCATCGGCAGCAAGAACGGCGGCATCTTCCAGACGATTCTCGGAGCCGTCCTGGTGGTCGTTGGCGCGTACTTTCACATCACGCCGCTGGTCAGCGTAGGCATCTCACTCATGGCCGGCGGCGTGGCGCAGTTGCTATCGCCCCAGCCCAAGGGCGTGAAAGGCGGCAGCGCAACCAACCAGCCCAGCTACGTGTTCAACGGCGCAGTGAACACCCAGGCGCAAGGCAATCCAGTCCCTTACCTGTTCGGCCGAATGATCGTCGGAAGTGCGGTCGCATCGGCCGGCATTCACGCCGAAGACTACGCGCCCGCAACAGCTGGTGTCGGGCCTGGGGTTGCGAATGGCAGCAACGTCAAAAACTTCTATCAACGGGCATAAGCAGCATGCAGCAGGCACTGATTCAAGGCGCGAAGGGCGGCGATTCAAGTACGCGAGCGCCTGTTGAGTCGGCGGACAGTCTGCGCTCCATCGCATATTTTCGCATCCTCGACCTGATTAGCGAGGGGGAGATAGGCGGCCTGGTTAATGGTCTGCAGTCGATATACCTCGACAAAACGCCGCTCGCCAACAATGACGGCTCACTCAATTTCAAAAACGTGCAGGTTGTCACACGCAACGGCACGCAAGACCAGACGTACATTCCAGGCTATCCAGCGGTCGAGAACCAAACGACGGTCAACGTCGAATTGCGATCGGACACGCCGTGGGTGCATTCCCTGACGAACCTGCAGCTGTCCGCAGTGGGCATCATGCTGGAGGTCAACGGCCTCTCGCAGACCAATACAAGCAATGGCGATATCACCGGTTACACCATTGCGTACATCATCGAAGTTCAAACGGACGGCGGCGCCTACCAAACCGCCTACACCGGCTCGTTCACAGGAAAAACCACAACAACCTATCAGCGCTCGCACCGCATTGATTTGCCCACGGCGCAAATTGGCTGGAATGTCCGCGTTACGCGGATTACGGCGAACGCACACAGCGCCTACATCAATGACACGACCACCGTCAGCAGTTACACGGAAATCATTGACGCAAAGCTCGCGTACCCGAACAGCGCACTTGTCGCCATTTCTGGCGACGCGTCGCAGTTCACCAATGTTCCGGCGCGCGCATATGACATGTGGGGCCGCATTGTCCAGGTGCCGAGCAACTACGATCCGCTCGCGCGCACGTATGCAGGGGTGTGGGACGGAACTTTCAAGCCGGCATGGACTGACAATCCGGCGTGGGCGTTCTATGACCTTGCGCTGCATCCGCGTTACGGCCTTGGCAACTTGATCACCGCAGCGCAGATCAACAAGTGGTGGCTTTACAGCATCGCGCAATACTGCGATGAGATGGTGCCGGACGGCATGGGCGGAACGGAGCCACGCTTCACCTGCAACATCTTCCTTCAGACGACGGCCGACGCCTACAAGGTTCTAAGCGATATCGCCAGCGTGTTTCGCGGCATTTCGTACTGGGGTGCCGGAGCGATCAACACGTCCGCTGATATGCCGCAGGACCCGGTGTACGTCTACACCGCGGCCAACGTCATCGACGGGCTGTTCACCTATTCGGATAGTGCCCGCAAGACTCGCTACACGACTGCGCAGGTCACGTGGAACGACCCGCGCAATTTCTACCTGCCCACGGTCGAGTACGTGCAGAACGATGCCGCGCTCGCGCGCTACGGCATCCAGCCGGTGTCTATCACCGCATTCGGGTGCACCTCGCAAGGGCAGGCGCAGCGAGCTGGGCAATGGGTCCTGCTGACGTCTCAGCTTGAGACGGACACTGTAGTGTTTAAGGTGGGCCTTGACGGCATCATTGCGGCGCCCGGCCAAATCATTCGCGTACAGGACCCGAGCCGCGCCGGAAAGCGCCAGGGCGGTCGCATATCGGCGGTTACCACCGGGGCGGGCACGACCGTCATTACAGTTGACCGTGCGCCTGACGCAATCGCGGTAGGCGATAGCCTCACGGTGGTGCTGCCCACGGGCGTGTCTGAAACGCAGACCGTGAAAGCCATCAACGGAAACGCCATTACGTGCGCGGCATTCTCGACAATGCCGGCTGTGCAATCGGTGTGGGTATCGGAAAGCGCCACGCTGGAAGCACAGACTTTCCGCGTGGTGTCCGTATCTGAGGACAAGTCCGATACGGATATCAGCTTCACCATTACTGCGGTAGAGCACAACACGAGCAAGTTCGATGCGATCGACAACGGAACGATCATCCAGATTCCGCCAATCAGCTCGCTACCGTCGAGCATTCAAGCACCCGTTGCAAGTGTCACGTTGAGCGGCAATGTCGTCGTAGCGCAGGGCATTGCGACCAACGTTCTGACGATAGCGTGGCCAGCAGCCGCTGGCGCAGCGCAATATCAGGTGAAATGGAGAAAGGACAACGGCGACTGGGTAAACGCCGGCACGGTTGCAAGCACGTCTTGCGACCTGCAAGGGATTTACACCGGCAATTACCAAGCACGTGTTTGCGCTATCAGCCCGGGAAACGTGGTTTCTGTGCCCACACTCTCGGCTGTGACTGCCATTCAGGGTAAGACGGGAGCACCTCCGTCGCTCACGTTCCTGACGGCAAAATCGCTGGTGTTTGGAATTGCTCTGGAGTGGGGGTTCCCGCCAGGAGCGGAAGATTCGCAGCGCACTGAAATCTGGTATTCGCAGTCGCCGGACATTACGACCGCATCAAAGCTCGGGGATTTCGCCTACCCACAGAACAGCAACCAGATGCTTGGCCTGGCCGCCGGCGTGTCGCTTTTCTTCTGGGGGCGCATCGTCGATAAGACGGGCAACATTGGCCCTTGGTATCCGACCGGCGCCGGCGTCAACGGCCAGGCAAGCAGCGACGCAACGACCATCCTGAGTTACCTCGACGGGCAGATCGGCGAAACGCAGCTCGCGCAGGACTTGCTGGGGCCGATCAAGGCAATCACGCCGGACATGGCCGGCGATCCTTCCATCTACGCCGGCGACAGCACGAAATACGCAGGTGTCTGGAGCCAGCTGTACGCCCAGCAGGACGGCGACAACGCGCTGGCCAAGCAGATCGACACGGTTGCGGCTTCAACTGCCGGATTTAACGCCCTGGTGCAGACAGAGACGCAGGCGCGCATTGACGGATACAGCGCGCTCGCATCGCAGGTCGCTACAGTGCAGGCAACCGCTGGCAGTGCGCAAGCCATTGCACAGACCGCCATGACGACTGCCGCGAACGTCAACGGTAGCGTTTCGGCCTCCTACCAGATCAAAGTGCAGATCGACCCCGGCACGGGAAAATACTATGCCGCGGGCATGGCTATTGGCGTTGACAACTCGACGGG